TCAAGATAATTACTTATTTCTGACATGATAAATCCTTTTAAGTTATCTTCATTTGTAAGGGGATACCCGAATACTCGCCACCTTGGTCTGCATCAGAGATATTCTTAATTGCTCGATCATACAAGGTTGCCCATAACTGTGACCTAGCATCATTGATTAAATAAGGTTCTGCCTCGATTAATGATCCATAAAGAAGTGCATCAGGATAGTTTGCTAGGAATACATTTGAGGCATTAGAACTTGATAAGAATGTAGGCTTTGCATAGTATAGAATCTCTAATGTGTAGGCTGCATCTGGTATCGGTGCAAATTTAAACTCTGATGCTAGGATTGTATAGAATACAGGTAGTCCAATAATATCAGCCCTAGCCTCTCTTGAAAATGCACTAGGAGACATATAAGTCAATGGCCTTCTCGGATTACCTTGGATAAACAAATCACGAATCTCTAGGAAGTCTGTAGGCAATGCAACCTTAGCATCGTTTGCTATCATTGGTGCTGTTGCTGAATTTAACATTTGTCGAGTTCTTAACTCTCTACCTAATCGCAGTTCTGCAAAACGAATGAAGTCAGGTATCTCTGTAGTTAAATCACTACGACCTAAGTAACTAGCGACTGATGCCTGTAAGTCTGTATAGTTTGTATAACTCATATTTTCTTCTCTATGTTATCCCACGAGTATGTGTATGCGCCAATATGCTTTATCTCCATTGATAACTCATGGTCTACCCAAGTAGTAATCCCAGCATCCCTAGCCTTTATACAAAAATATATATCTTCACCCATAATCTTGTTATTAGGCAATTGCTCAAAGTAGAAATATGGTTCTTCTAACTTAGCAATTACATCAGCCTTAATCATCATTACCCCACAACCTATCCCATCAACTTGACTAATCCCAGTCATAACATTGGAATAAATCGGTATAAATGAACAACTACCATCTTCTTCTATCTGCAAGTTCTTTGCCGTTGGTTTAACTGGCTCACTTCGAGTAGTTGCATTAACTCCGATAATATCTTTATCATGTGCCAATAAACGCATGATCGTATCCCTTGGAAAACGCATATCTGCATCTATAAACACAATGTAATCACATTTTGCATCAATCGCTGTATGAACTAATTTGTTTCGTTGATCAAATATTAATGTGCCTGATGCTGTATAAATATCTAACTCATGGTCTGTAGCTTTACACATATAACCAACCATCGCTGCCAAATCAAATGCAGTCTGTACTTCCATCTGACCTCTTGCCGGTATACATATTGCAAATCTCATACATTACCACCACGAGTTCTAAATACACGATTCTCAGGAGCATTTAACCACTTACTCAAAGCCTTTGGATCTGTAATGTAATAACCTCTCATAATACCTAATTTATTCAAATCTTCAATTATTAGGGGAGGCAATTCTGCTATCTTATTTCTTCGATCAAGAGGCTTATCACCCCAATTTGTCTTACCGCTATTATCATTAAACTGTCGCTTAGTATGCTCTGCAAAATCACCCATCTCTGTTTCTGCATGAATAATAATGCCACCTTCACCATCAGCATGAGCTGTTCTGGTTATGCCATTCATACTTCCTAAATTACCTCGTTTACCTAACATTTGCTCTCCAAAAATAGGAGTAGGTTTCCCTACCCCTAAGTCTTAATTAACTCAAGTCGAATACACCACCATGAGCTGCTTCATTGCGAACCTCTAGGGTTAATTCAGCCAAGATTTGTGTCTTGTCAGAGTCACCTGCTTTTGCGAGTTCATTCGTTTGGAATGGGCGCAAATAAGCCAATGCTGCATACTCTGGATCGAGTATGAGTGCATCACGAGTACGCATGAAACGATTTGGAACAATCTGTAGTACACCAAAGTCAGACTGATACAAATCAGCACCAGCTAGGATAGTTGCCTGTCCGTTTGTTGGTACTTGATAACGCTGTGCAGCTAGACCTGTAAAGGCAGACACAACTTGCTTCTGTGCAGGACTTACAAACAAAGCTGCTGGAGTGCCACCGCTAACGAATACCTTAGAGATAACATCTTTTAACATTGTTTCTGTAAATGCACGAGTTGTACCATCTGTACGAGTAGATACACCAATTGTTACAGGATCAACACCAGTTGTGGCAGTACCATTCTTGTTTGTGTTGGTCTTGATGTAACTTAATAGCGCACCCATTGTACGAGCAGTTGTAGCACTTGTACCGTTTGACTGACCTTGATTGGCAGTAATGATAGCCTCTATGTCCCGCTTAATTTCCGAACTCGCCTTCGCTAATTGATAGGCTTTCTCGGATTTTCTGCCTGCCTTGTCTACTGCTTCGAGAGTACCTGATACCTGAATTGTCTTACCAACAATTTGCGTAAAGTTACCAATACGAGTTGTTGGAGAAATGGTTGCTGAAGTAGCATCTGCGCCCTCAATTAATGCGTTTGCAGTTGTTGCAGCAGCTAGAGTATCTGTCTGCCACTCGTGAAAAGTGCCAGTAGCCTTACTCTTACCAATCGAATTCATGATTGGAGTATCAGTTGGTGAAATACTGTAAATTACATCGCTTAAATCTTCTCTAGCGCCTATTGCGCTATATCTGTCAAATGTTGGCATTTTAATTCCTTATTATAAAAATCGTTCGAATAACTTTGCAGCGTCTTTCTTGTTTCCAGATTGTCGCAAACGCTCAAAGTCCTTTTTTTGTGCTTCTTGGTCGGAATTCTTAGGGTTAGAAGTTCCTGGTCTTAATGTCTTTGGTGCTGACTGAACTTTCTTTAGTGTACCTGATTTACCAGCCACTAATTTGTCATACATCATCGACTTGTATAGAGCTGTTACAGCTCGGCTATCATAAACTTGGCTAAGTTCTTGGTCTGAGAATCCAATCGACTTCGCATATACACGAATGTCTCTACGGATTACTTCAGCCTTTGCCTCATCCTTGAATTCAGGAATCAGATCAACTAGCTTTTGTTGTTCCTGTTGGACATGAGATTGCAATACTTGGCTCTGTTGTTGTGCCTGTTCTTGCTGTACTCTCTGTCTTTCAGCCCTGATAGCTTGAAGTTGTTTTTCCTTCTCACTACGATCTGCTACGGCTAATGCATAACCAATCGGATCATTTTCTCTGAGTTGTGTTAAATCCTCAGTACCCGACTGTTGTTGTAGCATCTGCTCAATAACTTGGAGTCGTTGTGCATAGGTATCACGAACCTTGGCTGTTTCTGCAATCTTACTGCGCTCGGCCTCTACGGCTTTGCGCTGTTCCGCTAAAGATTGCGTCTTTTTCTGATAATCGGCAGTTCGACTGTATCCGTTCAGTAGCTCATCAAGGCTTACCTCCAACTCCTCACCGTTAGCTTTCACTCGGTATTTGGGAGACTCCTCTACTGCTTCTTCTTCGTATCCAGCATCATCCGCACTTGCATCATACTCTTGGGCTTCTTCACGATCTTCTGGGTGAGCTTGCGCTTCCTCAGATTGTGGCTCAATCATAGACATAAATGCGTTAGCTGCACCGCTTATCGATCCATCTACACTCCCATTTGGGTTGGTGTTTTCGCTCATTTTATTACCCTTTTTTCATTGTTAAAAAACTTTAAATCGCTTCTTTTCAATTTGTACTTGTTGCACGAGTGACTGTAAAGAGGCTTCTAATTCTTCAATTGCTCTCAGTTTAACTAATGCTCTCTCTCGACCTTCAACATCATCATCAGCAGAACCGAATATAACCGACTTATAAAAATCCTTCTGTGCTGTCAAAATCTCAACAAAGAACTCGTCTTTTAATAAATTGTTTGCTCGTTCTGCCTTATTCATTGCATACCCATTTCAGCAGCCTTTAACTGTGTTTCTGCCTGAAACTTAGCAGTTTGCAGTTCTAATTGTGCTTGAGCCTTCTCACGCTCTAATTGTATTTCAGCAATCGCTTTTTCTCTAGCCAATTGTATATCTGCTTGAGCTTTCGCTTGATCTTGTGCAATCTTCGCTTGAGTCTTGGCTTGATCACCTTGAATCTGTGCTTGAACCTGTTGCGTATATGCAACTAATGCAGGATCTTGCTGTAATTGTTGAGGCTGTGGGTTAGATAACATCTGATCCATTTCAGGAGTAATCTCTTTAAAGAACTCATTAGAGTCCTTATACCCTGCTGCCTCAATAAACCTTCCCAAAGTCTGTCTATACTGTCCCATTGAAACTAGTGGATTAGCTGGCCCTTGAGTCTGCAATATCTGCTCTTGCTTCTGTAGAACCATTGCAGCCATCGCCATCTGCTGATCTTTGTTACCAGTTCCTAGTCCTACATTAACAGTCATATCATAAGCATTTGACCACTCTC